CCTTTAAGCCCGTTAGAAGCGCGCACCTCCGCGAGCTTCCCAGATACCTGGCTATCACCGGTAGAGCTAAGTCCGAGTAGTTCATCAGACGCCCCAGGGATTTCCATAATGTTTTTGTCGATAATGTCTTGGTACTGTAAGTACCCTGGAGGAATATTCGGTGGAGATATCTCTCTAACGTCGGCATTGACATCGTAGCCATCATTGACCACAATCTGTCTACCCTGACCTGCTTGCAGGAGCATTGTAGGATCAAGCACTGCACCATTCTTTGTAATCCATCCGGTATTGATAATTGATTCCATGAGGTCGATAATCTGACTGTGGCGTCTATTATATTGCCTTTGCGCGTCAACAACCGAACGAACAAGCCCTTGAATCTTAAGCTCATACGTGTCAATTAGGGGTTCATGGTAAAGCAGAATCGGCATGAAAGGGAAGGTGTCAAGCCCAGTAGGATCAGGACCAGAGTAAAGAAGCTTTCCTCCAACGATGATGTTAAGCTCAACACTTCTCTTGTTAGAAGTTATCAACTTAACTTGAGGTGTATAAGCCAGAGTTTTCTTTAATGCTCTTTCTTCTTCTCTCGTTCCGTTCCATTCCTCAGAAACTCCTGTGTCTTCATCCACCAGGTATTTCTGAACTTTGTTGTATCTCCGCCAGTATTGGTCATAAGTGACCAAGTTTTTAGCAATGTAAGTAGAATTATACTGACGATATATCCCCAAGTACTGATATTTGTTGTCTCTAATCCCTGTAGGGATCATGTCTATTTCTTCAGGATCAATCCATGGAAGCAGAGCTTTTACTTGCTCTTTGCTGAGTAAATCTCTAGTAGAGGCTTGATCGCAGTCGGAAAGATCTCGTTTTGTAAAATATGGGTCCAACATAAGGGCGTTGAAAGGCTTCCAATAAAACTTGATATCACCGTTGACCTTATCTTTCGAGTAGTCCATGTAGATGCCAACAATCGCCAGCCCCGTCTTAAGCGAGTGTTCAAAGGCTTCGGAGATGATGTAGTCGGCATTTCCTTTGTCGTATACGTAGTACATAACGTTCGAGAAGAGATCGGCTGTAATTTCATCGCTGCCTTCAACTGGCGCCGTAACCGTTTGTGTCCTGTTTTCCCTTTCATAGCCGGAATATAGATTGATGACGCGTCGAATTTTGTTGAGCTGAAGAACCATCCGATTCTGCCGCTCAAGTTTAGTTCTTTCCAGGTTGGTCCACTGGTCTCCGGCATACATTCTGAGATCACGGTAGGCAGCAGCATAAAAAACTCCCCATGTGCGATACGCATCATAGAAAAACTGTTGCCACTGGAACACTTTATTGTTGTGATCCATGGCTTGGTAACTTGTTCCATCATACTGAGCTGCAAACATTAGACGCTCTTAATAAAATAATTACTTGTCATCAAAGATAAATTTTTTTTGGAACTCTCCGCACCATTCATCTTGAACAACCATTGGAAACCCTGAAACCGTTGCATCAATCCTTTTAGGAGGAAATCTTCTACAGTTACCATAAGATGTGCCATAAGAAACATCATCATCTTCGTAATCTTCTTCACGGTAGAACTTGCAGTTTCCGCATTCTTCTATATCCATTCTTTTCTCATCCTGTTCCACTGCTCAGCAGACATTCCTGTCCCACCGATAAGCCTTTGAATGGATTCTACCCCATAGATTAAAGCTTTAGAACCGTGAGATGCCCAATCGTGGTAACTCCTTTCCCTATAGCAGCCGAGTTTTTCGTTCCACTCTTTTCTAAAGTTTTCAACTGCTCTAATTCCTTTTTCGCATTTCTGGTAATCAAAAAAGAATCGGGGTAACATATTGCGTAAGCATTCAATTCCAAACATCTCATTAGACTGTCTTGGAACGATGTCAACTTTAAGTCCTTGGTCACGTGCAATGTCAGCGAATGACTTTCCAGATCCTTTTTCCCTAGCTGCGGCATCGTGAGGTAGGAAGTGCTTTTCAAAAATGTAGGGTTTAGACTTAAGCCATCGAACATAGTGAGCTAATCCTTCGTCGCTGTTTTCGTAGTAATCGATACAATGGATTTGTTTGCCCACAGTCTGCCACACCCATATAGCACACGAATCCCCAATCCCGATATCCCAGCTGCTATATGTTTTAGCATGTTCATCGTAAGGAAGATGACAAATGCGCTTTTCTTGGCGAGCCAAACTAATTTGTTTAGCAAAGTAGAACCCTTCATTAGCAGATTCAAATGCTTCTTCTGGCGTTGAAGGATATTCTCGCTTCATGTATTCGCCTTGAGTCTGCATCTTTTTCACGTACCAAGCTTTTTGATCTGCTGTTAAAATAATTTGTTTGTTTTCTAAACCTTCAAAGTACTTCTCTGAATCTTTATTTATCAATATATTTTTTGAGTCTAAAACATAATCAGGATGTTGCCACCAAGGAAAGAACCAAAGCTTCCAATCAAGCTTGCCTAATTCTAAGCCAGCATCCTGTAAAGCCTGAGCTTCTTTACACAAATTGAAGAAGTGGCCTTCCTTTCCGCGCGCTGTTGACTCAATGCAAACAAACTGTCCAGCTTGGACTGCGTTGAGGGAACCTGATACGATCTCATTGGCTTTGCTTGGATTTTCCTGGCATATTTTAGCAAATTCTGTAATGTGAAGAAGTTGGAGTGTTCCTCCACGTAGCGATGTAGCCACTCTAAATACCGAGCCGTTGGCAAAGCGCATTTCGTGAACGTTATCGCGATACGCTGGACACATGTCTCGCACAAATTGGGGTAAGTTGTCATAGGCAAATTTGACTTTATCAATAAATATTTCTTGAGCTACTGGCTTGCAGTCAGCAACAATAGCCGCGTTAACGTTTTGATTAAACAAACATGTGTCTAAGAACAATAATGCGTGATATGTTGTGATTCCTAACTGTCTAGCCTTCAGTATGATATTCAGATAATGAGGCTGGTATAAAGATTCTTGAGCCCAGTTAGGCTCAAAATTCACCACCATTCCCTGCTTATCTTTAATCATATAAAGATTTCTTAGTCTCCAAGGCTGGCTTCCCAAAGTGCTTGCAATGTCACACTGATAATCAATCATTTAAATTTCACATGTAATTTATTTTTTTATACACAATTTAAAGAAATTATTTACACACAAAAAGATGTTGGCATATAAACAAACATTTGATAACAATGGTAGACAATCTAGGAGTCCACATGGAAATAAAGGTAAATAGACGTCTTGAAAAAGATAAACTAGTCTTTGAAATTGAAGTTACAAATCCCCATGTTGCTCCATTTTCTGAAGAAGATGAAGCAATTATGAACGTGCTTGAAGACGCTAGAAATAAATTTGTTAGCACAGCAGATGAGAATAACAAATCTAGAATCACAGCTGAAGAATACATTCTCCACGCTAAGAACAAAGTTTTCGAAAGAGTTCTAGAGTCACTTAGGTTTTCAATATCCAATCAGCTTGAGTCAAAGTTTAATCCAATGTGTCAAGAAATTTACAATTGGATCCATGACAATCAAGACAAAAGAATAAGCCGGTGGATGTCATCATGTAATCCTGTAAGAACAAAGTACTACTTTGACAACGACCTAAATATCGAAAAATCCTATGACGATGAGGACTAGATGGTTAGCAAGTGGATCGCGATAAATCCTCTTACCATTGAAGAAAGAATGAAAATAAAAGAAGCCATTGACAAAGGATTTTCTTATGGAGAGATGGCAGCCTACGTTGGACGATGCAAGTCAGTAGTTATGAGAGAATCCAAGCGCCTTGGCAAAGCCGAAGGATACGACCCAACCAAGGCTCAGCAAGACTTTGAGAATAAACAAAAGCTTATAGGAAAGAAAAAGCTCACATTGGAAAAACAATGATTTATGAAATATTTTTTGTTCTAATCATGGCACTTATAACCTCTGCACTGTTTGTAAGTAGCCTAAAAAGAACCATGCGAAATGAAATAACCACCTGGAGACTCATATGCCTAACATTTTTTTCATTGCTACAATTCACATACTTTGTTTATGTAGTTTTTCGAACATTTATTCTGTAGGATATCAACAAAACTACAGCAACTACTTCCCTAGAATGAATGAAGCCACGCTGTTGAATCTACAGTCCTACGCGCAGACAGCAAAAGATGCTTGTGGCGACAGATATAGCGACAGATGTATTCGCACCATGTATCTTGTGAAAAAAGAGGTGGAATACATTACAAAGGCTCAAGTGAGAGTTGAAAACTTTATAGATGATGCTTTCCGTCAGGCGGGTCAAAGAGGAATACAGTTTTCAGAAAGCCAAAAGTCCTACTGTAAAGACTCTCTTCTTATGACATGCAAAAGCAAGATCCAAGAAAAAGATGATTATGAAGTTTTCAAACTAGAATACCCTCGATGGGGAGAAGAATTTGACTACGAGTCATCTAAGATGGAAATGGGTGCATCTTTAGTAATTACAGGTTACCTTATCCAATTCGTACCTAATCCAATATGCCAAGAAGTAGGAAAAGGTGTTACGGAGTTAGGATTCCAAGTTTTAGCAGACACTTCACTGGCACCAAGAAGATGATTATAGACTGCATTTCAGATCTACACGGATATAAACCCTCCTTACAAGGTGGCGATCTTCTAATCGTCGCCGGAGATCTTACAGCAAGAGATACTGTAGAGGAAAACGCATCTTTTTTGATTTGGTTAAACGAGCAGCCATATATAAAAAAGATCCTAATAGCTGGGAATCATGATGGGTTCATTGAAAAGAATCGAGGTTGGGAGATTGGATTGTTAAGGAATTTTGATTATCTTCAAGATTCTGGACTTGAATTTGAAGGCTTAAAAATCTGGGGATCTCCTTGGACACCTACCTTCTACAACTGGCATTTCATGAAAGATCGTGGAGAGCCAATAAAAGAGAAGTGGGATTTAATTCCTGAAGACGTGGACATCTTAATCACTCACGGACCTCCCTACGGGATTCTTGATCATGTTGAGATTTCGTCAAAGGGGGATTCATCTAGACGCGCTGGATGCATGGATTTAATGAACAGAATCCCTGCGCTTAAAAAACTAAAACTACACGTCTTTGGCCATATTCATGAAGGTTATGGACAGGAGTCTATCCGGGATACAACCTTCGTCAATGCTAGTATAATGGATGGATCTTATAATCCTATAAACAAACCAATCAGAATAGAACTATAATGCTCCCAACAAACATTTACCACTACTCACCTAGAGAATCTATAGAATTAAAAGATTCCTACTACGAAAGCTTTAGACAATCGATTTCAGAAGAAGGCTCCATGAAACCGTGTGGATTATGGTTAAGCATTGAAGATGATGAGACCGACATGAATTGGTTTGATTGGTGTAAAATCGAACAATTCCGACTTGAGTGCCTGAGATTCAAATCGACAAAGATGGACTTGTAAACATGATAATGCACAGGATATCTACCATGTTATGAACATTAAAGAGGATATGGTGGGGTTGGTGGGAGTGGTGGGGGTGGAAAGTGCGATGGATTAACAATTGGCAGATCTTGCCCAGTTAAAGTGAATAGTCCACCTTGAACATAAGGAGTGCATAAGCGCCCATCAACAGGTAACCCACGGTTATTGTAAAGTTGAAAAGTGTTAGCCGTACACTGTTGTACAACAAAGCTGTTGTTATTGATCTGCTCCATACCAGTAGCAAGAGCAACAGGTACTGAAATAAACTTGGTCGCTCGTAGGCTTTGCCCGTTTTGCAGTCCGTGGTTTGTGATGGTGATGACCATTGGCAGCGCAGCGGTTATGTTCTCTGGGATATATTGTCTATTGGTGAAGTGTGACAGCGAACTGTCACCAGAAGGCGGATTCACTGGATACACGTCTGGCGGTTGTTGGTCAATGAATTGATACATCGGATCATTAGGATTCGAAGGATCGGGCATTGGATTAAGTGGACTTGTCATTATTCCATCTCTCCTCTCTGCGTTTTTCAATCAATTCTAGTAGTTTATCATGTAAAAACGTGTCACAGCATCCCGTTTCACATCCTAAAGCGTCCATAGGAACAGAACCGCCAAGAAGCATGTTAGCCAATCGACATAATTCAATATAACAGAGCTTACATATCATAAATAAATCCTTTACAAAAACTGATGTTAGGCGATAAAACTTAAGAAAACAAGAGGTGTTTTATGGCTAAAATGAAATCTGATCCAGTAGCTAAGTTCGTTACAGGCTCTAAACAAACCAAAGCTCCTAAACCAAAGAGTTTAACTCCCAAAACGGATTCTACAAAAGCAGGCGATAAAAAACGAGCAGGGAAATATGGAAAATCAGTCAATTATTGATTACTCAATCGAGAGCCTATCTGCAATTTTTGCCAATCACGCGAGAATTCAAAACAACAACTACCAAAAAGATCTAGAAGAGTATAGGAATAACAATCCTGGGCAACCTTTGCCTGAACACTTGAAAGATTCTTTCAATCTTTGTCTGGCTCTATGCATCATGTGTAAAGAAATTAAAGCTCTTCACGATAAAGTGACTGATAAGCCAGAATAATGGCTGTTCTAAGGTCAGGCTCCATCTTCGCTATGTAATAGATTAAATCTTGTTCATAGCGATTTCTATCCATAAGCATCTGACCGGCTTGAGTAATAAGATCAAACAGTCCTTCTTCATAATTTTTCATAGGCGTAAGGTGGGATTCGAACCCACGGAATCGGATGCCTCCTAATCACGAGCTTTAAGCCCGCTGCATTCAGCCTCTCTGCCACTCACGCGAAATTGACCGGCCACTGTCCCAACCCACCCCCAACGGGGACGCTATGCGACTCAAATGAGTTTCTGCTTTCGCTTCATCAGGCTATAAAGGGGGCTGCACCTCAACATATACCGGTCTGGAGGTAGTGAGCTTCTTTGTTTAACATAAGCACGTGTTGGAGTTGCGCCAACGACCCTCTTCTATGACTGGACGAATCCAGCTTATCTCGAAGATGCTCTAACTACCTGAGCTAACATGCCACAACGGGGCCTTTTAACGTGACTCACCCCAGCACCATCCGTTTCTTCCCAAGCTCCGGACAAACAGTCGGATGCGAATCGCACCCCTTTGTACGATAAATACGTACAACTTAAAATATCTAGACCTCTAACATTCTGTACAAATCCACATGAATGCTTTATGACCGATGACCATATTCATGAGAGATTTGCATTTAGGACAAGATGGTATCTCAATGGTATTGCCAAACACATCTGCAGCCTTAGCTTCCCAACAGTCTGTAGACTGTGAAGAGTCATTTTCATCCTCTAACATACTTCCTCTTATACCTTCTCCACATGTTTTTTGTGATACCTTCACCTTGAAGGCAGCAATCCATGATGGATACAAGTTCTTTCCTAAGCTTCTTTACTCTAACTCGTCTCATGTGTAGTCCAATAGTTAAGTTGTAATCCGGTGTTCTTACATTCTCTCTGTAGATACCATATCGCTTTACGCAGATCCTGAATTCTGTCCTGCTTCTTTCCAGCGCGAAGGATGTATTTTACTGCATTGCCAAGACAAAAGCCAAGGTTAAAATCTTCTATAATGTCTATGCATTCAAACTTATTCCCTTGGTAATGCGAAGGATGGTTAACCGCTTCGGAAGATTTAGGGCGTTTTCTGTAGAAAGCAGTGAGTAAAGCGGGTTTACATGAACTCAATTTCATCTCCTAGTAAACAACATAACTGTTAATCAAATTGCTAATGTCTGTGTAGCTAAACAGCCAGTAGAGAACATAGAACCACCCACACATCATATGCATCAAACCAAAGAAGATAGACTTGTTAATAGCATACGAAAGAGCGAAGGCTATCGCTCCTCCAGGTATTGCTCCTGATCCCACTTTCTTAGTTATTCCCACTCTACTCTCCGTTTGGTGTAATTCTTAGTTTATCCCCCAAGATCAGATAGTCAGTAAACGTAAGATCAGGGTAGAACTTCTTTAGGGCTTGATATTCTACCCTACATGCATAGTAGCCAATTAGACAGCAGGCAAGTATGATAAAGAGCAATCTGCTACCGTTCATCTGAATATTGCTCTTCGGCAGAACCAATCTTTTCCCTAAGGTTCTCCAGTTTGCTCTCAATGTATCTTTTCTCCTCATAGACTTCTATGAAGTCCTTCATTACATCGACTAACACCCTTAGGTTTCTAGTCTCTTGATCTTTAAGGTTTTCAATTGATCGGTTATAGCTAGCCATCAAATCATCAATCTCTTCTGTTAAATCCATGTGTCTCTCCGTTTTTTTTAAGTTAACTGTCCAGTTCTCATTAATAACCTTACAGGGAACCTTCCTGCGCCTGTAGATTCTTTCTAAAAGTTCTTTAGCAGTGGTGTACTTTCTTAAGGCTTCAAGCCCTACTCCAAACTCTTCAGCACTTCTTATCTTACTCATCCTCACCTTCTTTTCTACACTGATCGTTAAGAGCGCCTAGAACCCTTCTTGTCTTGCTGACACAAGAAAAGTGGTCATCGTAGGCTTTCATAAAGCTCCTAATGGACATAACCAAATACTCCAACTGAACATCTTTAATGCGAAGTAGATTCTTCTCCTCATCTGCATAGATGTTGTATAACTCCTTTAAGTGGTCTAAAGGATCTGTATCTGTAGGTTTATAAACCATATCATCTAAGTAAGCCATGTTCCTCCATCCATTATTTTTTGACAACAACCATTGAAATAAATTTTCACTTAAGTATAATCAAGCCATTGTGTTTTTCATTTTTTTACTTCAATGTGTTTGTAGAGGGGACATTCCCCTCTTTCTTACTCACCTCTAATATCACATAACTCCGCTCTAATCTTCATCAACGCCTTCTCCTCTTCCATAAGCACCATATCCCAATGCCTAGCATCTAACAAACTCCTACCATGCTTCTTATACAACTGCGTCTGCTTAAACCCCGCATACTCCTCTTTAATCCTATTAACAAACTCCTTCTGCCTAACCAATCTCTCCAAACACTCAGCCTCTCTCATACCACCTCAAATTTTTTACAGAAAAATTTTTTTTCTCACAAAGAGCGTAGTTTGATATGTCACAGATAATTTGTAAAGATTTTTTTTGTAAGTAAGCGGAAAGAATTATCTATAAAGATAGATGTTGTAAAGCTGTTTGTTGGAGTGAAAAGTGGGGTGGGTTTGGGAGAGGTCATGGGATAAGATTAAGAAGTAACCGGTACTACTTAAGGACATCACCCTACCTTCTTTTCCAAGGAAAGATTTGAGTTGATAAGGTTCCAAAGGTAGTAACCAAGAGGTTGGTAACCATGTGGTCGGCTGGTTACCTGGCTTACGCTATTGCTTAGATGGTTCTGCTGGATTCTTAGACTTGTTGATGATGAAGTCAAATGCTGCTGTAGCTATATCCTTAGCGGCATTCTTTGCTTCATCTTGCTCATAACCTCTGTGTCTTGCTTGCGTCTTAAGCAGAAAGAGTTGAAGAGCGGTATCTTTACTTTCTAAAGCTCTATCCCATACTGATACTTCAAGCTCATCAATGATGCGTTCTCTTGCATCTTCTAATGCAGTCTTCAGTTCAGGATCAGCATCACATCTTCTTCGAACGGTTCCTCTTGTAGTACCTAATGCATCAGCAATACGAGAGAGGTTACCATGTGTTTTAGGTATGAGTTCAAGTATTTGATTTTTGTCAAGCGGGATGCCTGGCTTTGGGCATTTAGCCTTTTCGCCTATGAGGTTGCCTTTTGCTTTAGAAGGGAAGCCTGCCATAATATCATTAGTTTAAGTTTTTAACCTCTCTCAGCGGGGCCGAGTGGCCCCATCGTCAAGCGTGATTATACTGACCCTTATCTCACACTAAAAAACCCTTGTCAAGTCTTTTTTTTAACACCTAAGAATTAAACACTTGAGATTTAATTTACCTTAAAAGAGAGATAGTTATTGTACATTCACAATAGTACGTGCTATATTATATGACATAGACAGTTAATCAGTCTCCCTGGGGACTCAGCCAACATACTTAGCAGGTTGTAGCGATAAACTTCTATTAACAAACACAAGAGGACAAGATGAGTAATACACAAGAGTTACAAGAGATGAAGTCGTGGTTATTAGAATGCTTTGAAGATGAACATGACCAAGAGCAAATAGAAGAGTTGAGCTATACGCAATGTGTTAGAGCTATTAATAGGCACTATGACGGTGGAATCAGAGCATTTAGAGAGTGTTTAAACTGGACAACGGTGGAGGTATAAGATGGAGACAAGAGAAGTAACAACAACAGATTTAGCAGATTTCGGATTTCATGATAGAGAGGAGTTAATACAATTACTAAGAGCTTGGCATGAAAAAGGCTTACCTGAAGGCTTTTATGAAGACGAAGTTAGAGCGATGATGAATAGAAACAGTGGTAATGTTTTTCTAACTAATAGCGAGTATCAAGTAGCTATGATGAATGGTAGCAAGCTTGAAATGTGGCATAATTGCGGTAATTGTGGGCATGAAGGCTTTGAAGAAGATTGTCAACTAAATGATGACGGCTGCAATGAGTGTGTTGATCACAAAATCAAATAAGGATAACAGATGCCACGAGCATTTGTGAAGAAAGAGATGATGGTTGCAGGCGCTTACCCTAAATGCAGCCATGAAGTTGAGCCTTTTAAGTGGATACTATGTTCGTTTGAACGCCTAATAATTGTAGGTATGAAATCAGGACTACCATGGTTTGAAGATGAAAAAATGAATGAATTAAAACAAAAAAACACAAGATAAGGAATAACAATGCACAGTAATAAACTTTTAAAAGAGCTTTTAGCTCACTCTTACAAGACAGAAAAAGAGCTCTTACAATTGATTTACGAATGCTTCAGAGAAATATTCAAACAACATTCTAATCTAGCTATAGCCATGTTAGACGATGAGTTATCTGTAGGAATGGAAGTTGATGGATTCTTACGTGGACTATCATACTTCAAAAGAAATGTAGGACACCCTCTTTGTTCTCAACACGTAAAAGCTGAAGAAGCAGATGCAAATGAGGAAAGCGGTGAAGAAGGAAATGATTGAATTAAACGAAATAACAAAACAAAAACTAATGAAAAACTGGGGTGAGAAAGCAGATTCCCTAGAGTGTATGGCGGAAGTGAGGGTCTATGACCCTAGTTCCAGCTGGGAATGCTTTATCTATGCTTTAAACCCTAACGATGAAGATGAGATAGAATGCATTATAAGAGGATCAAAGATGGAAGAACCTTTCATTTGTGTGTGGGCATTTAGTCGCATGGCTAGCTTTTCTAATTCACTAATGGACGGAGTTGTTATTGACCACGAGTACAGGCCTATGCATGCAGCAATACTTTTTAATAAACTTGGAGGAAAATGAGTCCCACTGAAATCAGAGAAATGAGAAAAAGACTAGGTATCTCTCAAGAGAAACTAGCTAGCGTCATTGGTGTTACCTTCACCACAATTAGCCGCTGGGAAAACGGAGTTGGTAAACCTTCTCCTCTGGCGATTCACAGACTTAACGAAGTCTTAAAATCTCAAAACAAAGCGCGTGAAGGAGAAACTTAATGGACATTCCTGTCGTTTCGCCAGAAAATCTTCAAACTCGAGAAGAATACGCAACATGTCTGCTTTTTTGCATTGCAAGCATGAAAACCTTAGAGGCCTACCAAATGGAAGCCTACAAGAAAGGATTGCTTGACGAAGTTGAGGAAGAAACTAGTAAAACAGTCTGTTGGGAGATTCAAAGGCTAATCGCCTTATGTCGCACTCAGATAACAAAAGTAATCGAAAAAACTGGCTTTGACGAGCAAGAAGCGTTGCTTAAATTCAAGAAGTCTTTTCCTAACGTTAAAATTCCTAGAAAAAGAAATGGGCAGAAAAACAGTTGAATTTACTATTGAAGAACGTCAAAAGATACAAATACTAAAATCAAAGGGAAAGAGCGGCTCAGAGATTGCATTGTTGTTAGGTCGAAGTAAAAACGGCATTAACACTGAAATAAGACGTGGCGGAGGGGATAATTATAACGCACACCATTCTCACAATCTTTATCTTCAACGAAAAGAAGAAAAATACGCAAAACTAAGCGAAAGGAATAATGGCAACAAAGTGACATTCAAAATGAAACAACGCATTGAAAACCTAGAAATGCAGGTTGAAATCTTGCATGACACACTAAAGGAACTCTTGAAGAAATGATAAGAAAAACAACAAACTATGAGATTTTCACATTTAGAGAAGACAACAGAGAGAAAATAGATAAAAAACATCTAGCAAGACTTGTTGAATCCATAAAATCTAGAAACCTTTTGGAACTTAGACCTATCATGGTTAATGAGAAACTAGAAATAGTAGATGGACAACACAGATTGCTTGCAGCTAAGCAATTGGGATATGAAATCTACTATCAAAAAGAGGAAAATCTAGATTGCGCTGATATTGTCAGGATGAATCTTAGCAAAGCGTGGACGCCAGCAGACTATATGAACTTCCACTGCAAAAACAATAACTCGGAGTACCTGAAACTTCAATCATTCATGGAAAAACATGATATTTCTTTAAAAGTAGCGATGCATATAGCTCTTTGTGAGGATAGAAAGGGTCATGAAGAGTTTAGATTAGGCGAGTTTAAGTTTAGCGAAGAAGTCGATGGGGAGCAACTATCAATTTGCAAAGAAACCATAAGCTACATCAGAAAAGTTAATGGATACAGCCCTTTTACTGGTTCTGCTAGATTTTGGAAAGCTCTGATTGCCTTAACTTCTCATGAATCTTTCAATGAAAAGAGATGGATTGCTAACTACAAGAAATTAGTTGATCACTTTGTACCTAAACCTACGGGTAAAGGATATTTAAAATGCATTCAGAAGATCTACAACTACAACTGCTCAGAAAAGATAATCTTAGTAGATTAAGGACAATCAAATGTTATTAAATTATTTAACTAGATGCTTTTGGGCAAGTTTAGCTTTAACGGCACTGGCGTTGCTTAGCAGTGAATTTTGCGCTATAGTATTCGCTCTAGTTAGCGTTAGCTTTGCTATTTTGTTACATGCAGGAATGAAAGACTTATGAAATATTTAATCTACTTACGAGTGTCTACGCACAAACAAGACACTGAAACTCAAAGGCGAGAATGTCTAGAGTATTTAGACAGGAAGTATCCAAGTGGTGGCTACATTTATACCATCTACGATGAAGGCGACTTAACTTCTCAGCTTCCAATGAACAAAAGACCTGAGTTGATCAGGATGTTAGATGATGTTACTCCTAAAAGCACAGTCTTGGTCTACGAGCTAGACCGATTAGCGAGGGATGTTTTAGAAGTTGTAGCTATCTATCGTGAAATCACTAAAGATAAGAAAGCTTTTGTACACTCTTTAAATGACGCAAGCTGCGATGAATTAACAGTAACTATTATGGGCGCAATCGCTCAGAAACAACGCGAGAGAACCCAAGGAAAGACGAAAGACAAGCTTTCTACCAAAAGAAAGAAAGGAGAGAGGTACTCTCGTTTTCTTCCCTATGGATATGGTTTACATGAAACTAAATTAGTTCCAATACGCGTCGGCCATGAAATTGTCATGAAAAGAGGGATACTCGTTCCAATATTTGAGGAACAGCAGGCATTATCTCTGATGAAACAATTCTTTGCTGCGGGTATGTCATATCATTCGATTGCACGCTCTCTAACTGAGCTGGGGTATAAAAATCGGGAAGGGAATCCATTTCAGAAGATGAGCATTTACCGCATTCTTTCCCGAATAGAGCAAACCAAGTTAGAGGATCAACTTCAAGAGGAGAAAGAACCTCTTCAGAGCTGTTGATAATTATGATTGTTTTAGGATGTGGATGGTATAGTTTAATGGAATAACCTAAAGTAACCTTTTGGTCTCCATCAAAGCATATTCCATCCATACAGTCTAGGTAAAGCTTGATGAAATTATCTACATCAGGCTTTTTCTCATGTTTGAGAAGGCCACTGTTATAAATCTTAAGACGATTCTTAGGAGTGCTGAGAGGAATAGGCATATGAAATATAAAAGACACACGGGGATGAGGAATAAAACAATAGTCAGCAAAATCCAAGGACATAATCTCCTTAATTCTTCTTTTGTCTTTCTCCCTGGGGTCGTAAATCCTTCCGAATCCATTCTTTCCTGAATATTTCATTCTAGTTTGGGCAATTGGTGTGCCATCAATCACAATCTTCATCAATACTCCCAAGATTCAGGTCTACATGCACGGACATATCAGCATCTTTGAGCCTTTGAAACCCTAAGATATTGCACACCCACTTTTTAGTGATTGGACAATCGTTACATGCTTGTTCTATATCAACAACTTCAGACCATTTCTTTAGAAAGAACATGGTAGCCATGAAAGTTTGTTCACAGAAAAGATAAATATCATCTGGTGGGATATTTCTTCTTAGATAGTTTACATTATCTTCAAATTGTTTCTTAAGTTGATTTTTGTCCATTAAGTCCTGTTACGTCAAAATAAATGTGTGTTCCTTCAGAATCTGTTTCTTCATGAACGCGCAGAACCTCTCTACCGTTCTTACCAAGTTTGTTAGATTTCTTAACAATATAGTCCAGATCAGCTATTGAAAGCTTAGTGTCATAAGTAACTGCATGTTCATGAAGCATAAAACCCCCTAAAAAGGAAAATCATCTTGTTCTGTAACCACAGGTTCGGGAGTCATATCAGGGTTGGAAGCAAGATATTTATCAATTGCCCCCATAATTTGACCGCGGAATCTGTTTTTAACGCCATCATTATCAAATGTTACAAGCTCTGTGTACTTCTTTTCTCCCAGGTCATTAATAAACTCCCTGGAGGGAAGACTAATCCATCTATTAGTGCCCTTTTCAAAGATTTTAACCTCATGTAATGTCATTTTCCAAGGAATAATATGCACATCACATGTAGCAAGTAAGGTTCCTTTGTTAACGGCATTAATGTTTTGAACTTCAATCATTTCTCACCTATAAAATTGTTCTGGTTCTTCTAGATTTACCTTTAAATTCAAATAATTGTCCTGTGTTTATTCTGTCTGACAATGCTTCTCCGCAGAAAGAAGCAAACTTAGTAGCCTCAAGATTTGTTGTAATTACAGTTCCCCTTCCTCTCCATTGCATTCGACTGTTGATCAAATCCATGAAGAATTCTAGGAATTTATTAGTTGCTTCCCCCGTGCCAAAATCATCGACGACAAGTAGGGACGTGTTAGTGATAGTGCTTATAAAATTATTAGTATGATCTCCAATAGAGTTTAACCAGTTGGTAGAAAGTTGTTTTTGAGTAGTAAAAATACAAGAAACGGACTTTCTGATGAAAAGTTCACACATTCCCATAGCTGCATAAGTCTTTCCGGTTCCAGCTTTTCCCTGCATGTAAAGAATTCCTTTAGGGCTTTCGACAAACTTAAGCATGAAAGAGATTTTTCCGGGCTCTTGTTTGATGTTTTCAAACTTAACGTCATGATGCAGATCGCCAATACCGTTTATTTCGCAAAATACTGGCCATGGCTGCATTATTTTAGATGGGGCAGTGTGTACATACCAACCACCATCATTTTTTGTCTTGTTGACCAAACAATCGCAATTTGAGCAAAGCCATACTTTTTCTTTAGAAATTGCAGGATCAACGCAGGGACAGTAGTAATTGCTTCCTCCACACCATTCGCATGATTTTTCACACGACAAAATAGGGTTTTCCAACCTGACAATTCCTGAAGGAGTGAACACGTAGTGGCAAACAACAGACTTCTTTGGCTGTAGAGATTCTTTAAAGTCCGAAGAAATGTCGGTAATTGTTTTTGTCATAAAGCCCATTTCTTCATCTCTTCCATCTTTTCAATCGCTGCCTGATCGTCTGAGCTTGGGGCAAACTTACGTGGAGGACGCGACACCATTTGCGAGTAAATTGTATTGAAATGATGATGAAAAATATCAGCAGGATTTGAAGGCTTACGCTTGTGTTTGTTATTGCAAACTACAGCTTGCCAGCCTTTGAAATCGCCACGTTGCTCAGTGTCATTACAAGCCCACTTGAAAGTTTTAAGCACAAGTTCTGGATCTTGGTTCTCTTTTTCAACCATTCTCTCCACAGCAAGCAAAAATTTCGTCATGTCTTCAGGCTGTCGATAAACTGGATGAGCTTCTCTTGCAGCCACTATCATCTGCGCAGTCAAAAACTTCACGGTAGATGAAAACTCTTCTGGCTGCCTAACTTTCTTTTTCTTAGAAGCAAACCCAACCTCCTTCTCAGCAGCGCAAGCTGCGTCCGGCGAAGCCGGTATTTCAGGAGGAATTAAAGGAGGTATATTTGTTGTTATACATGTGTTTTCTATAGAGTATGTATTTATTAGTGCCCGGTTTCCCGGATCCGGTTTTCCCGCATCCGGGTTATCCGTATCCGGGTTTCCGGACACGGTACTCTTTTCTTTAAATCTTTCTTCTTCTGGAAGTTTTTCCTCAAAAAATTCATATATAACATGCCCGAACCTTCCCTTTTCATTTCTTATTTCTTTCTTTAATGCGTATCCAGTCTTAATAAGTTCTTTAAGAATCGTATAAATTTGTTCCTTTCCAATGCCTAATGCATCAGCTACTTGACGCGGATGAGCTTGCCAATTGTCAGGCAAAGAAAGCAGGTAGCAAAGCACTCCTTTTGATTTAGGAGATAAGTCTTTGTCATTAAGCATCTTCTTAGAAATCATAACATAAGGGTTTTCCCTGTTATGCTTTCCTCTCTGGATTGTTACAGATAATTGATTGACGGATAAATTAGAGTTTGACATGATGACCTCCGTGGAATAATTTACACATTTTGATTGTAGAATAATTTACGCATTTTGATTTGTGTAGAATATTTTATAAGTAGCGTGTTTGTTAATAGACTCGGTAGTCTATTTCCTTTATCGATGGGGCTTATGTCCCATCTTTATCCTTCTTGTTCCGGTAGTATTCTCGATAGTACTCCGGATTCTTCTCTCGGAATTTCGATCTGTACTCGGTAAACTTTTCTTTATTCTTAGAGTAATACTCGCGCATGTAAGGGCGACGGTCATCGCCCTCTACACAGCGGTATTTCCAGGTCTGAGCTTTCTTTTGATAGCCGACGTTTCTTTTGATTGTGCATTTTTTACACTCACTACGTCTTTGTCCTGAACAAAAGTAGAAGTCTTTGCTGGCATCTTTTTCTTCACCACACCTTGTGCATACTTTCAATTCATTCATGAAGAAGACCCTCAATACAAAAGAATGGAGTTCCTTCTTCAGTGGTAACGAATCCTTTTTTAAGATTAACAGCAATGTAACCAGGGATGTCTGTCGTTACCACGAAATCCATTAGCTCTAGGGTTCTTAAAGCTGGACTGTCTTGCATTTCTAATCTACTGAGTCCATTCATGCATTCAATAGAGCATAATGTCATCCATAACTTGGCTGCCTTAGTGCTTCGTTTGCAAATTCTTTGAAAGCATTTTTCACAGCACATGAAATATTTTTCACTCATCTTCATGAATTCCTGCCAAAGTAATATGGATTCCGTTGTCTATAGGGTGCCACTCCAAGAGATTTTCTCTAGCTAGTTTCTTTATGTTCGTTCGAAAAGGTCTAAAATCTTCTGACATATCAATTTCGATAGTGGCTTTAGAGAAAAACACCTTACCTTCTCCGTCAGCTCTATTCAAACATTGCAGATAAGCGCTCATTGCTTCGGGGCAATGTCTAGAAATTTTGTCTAAAACTTCCTGTGTCGTGATAGCGTATGCGTCCATTTTTTCTCACAAAATAAATTTACTGTAGACAAAATAATCATCGGTGCGATAGAGTCTATCGTAGAGTTAATAAACAAATACGGGTGTTGTTCTTACAACTATGTATCTTTAAAATAATGGGTTTATACCATTTTTTATACGCTCCTAAAAACAAACGGGGTTGTTGTTTCCTAGAGCTAGAGTTAAATAAACAAACTTTAGAGCTAAATTAATACTCTCTTTGCTAATGTAATAATCTGTCCTCCCTCGAAAAGAAAACGATTTTACTAAGCAGCACTTATTTCCATCTTATCTATCTTGCTTAGCCTCCCATAAAGGGAGGCTTTTTAATTAAAGTAATTTGTTTTTTTGACCTTGTCCAGCTTTATTTGCATTTTTTTCTGCAACTACTTTAGCGTGAATCTCTTGCACTTTTTCTAATGATAAGTTGTATAGATCATAGATTTGCTTCAAAAGCGTCTTTTGAAATCTGTCGGAAAGTTCCTTGGTCTCCCAGTAGCAATACTGTAATTTTTGCTTTCTGTTGACCCACACTTCCGGCATTCTAATCCAAGCTTTCTTATGATTTGTGTTGTAGACTAGCTCACATTTTATAAGAATCTTTTCATATTTTACCTCTAAGCATCCAATCATTCTAGTGTTAGGACGCAATTCAAACTTTACCAAATCTGCTTTCATATTTCCACCTTTCTAAAGAAAAAACTTGTCTAATCAAATTTAATTTGGTACTTTTCGATTAAACTTAAATTTTGAACATCATGAAAAATCAAGAAGACTACGCAGTTTTATATTTCATAATCGCCATAATCTTCCTTTTCGTGTGGATTCTACACAATATATAAATAAACTTTACATGACAGAACAAGATAAGTCCAGAGAAAATTACACCAGAGTCACACAAATTTTATTCCCCTTTTCGGGTTTACAATCCATTCCACAAGAAATTCTACAAAATGCAGCGGAAAGAGGAACTCGCGTTCATCAAATCTGTGAAGGAATCGTAAGTGGAATAGGAGAAATAGGAGTAGATGATGAGACCTGGGGATTTGTGGAAAGCTTCAAAAAGTGGTGGAATGAAGAGCGCACTGTTGAGGCTATCGAAAAGAGATTCTGGGATGATGAACTTCGCATTACTGGCCAAGTGGATTTTATCCTCAAGGAGCAACACGGATTTACTATTTATGACATTAAAACGTCTAGCCGCCCATCCAAAACGTGGCAAGCGCAAGGGTCGGCTTACGCATACTTAGCTAAAAAGTCTGGTTACCCCATCACTAAAGTCATCTTCATCCATCTAAATAAGCACGGAAAAGAACCAAAGCTACATGAATATCCCGTAGACGACACGTTCTTTCTGTCCATCCAAAGAGTTTATAAACACTTCTTTTACAAAGAGTAATCATGAATGACTTAAGCGACAAAATGAAAGAAAGACTAGAGAAGTGGAGAAAAAACACTCTTGCAGTTCCTTCTGTTGAGAAGGTTAGAGAAAAGACGTCTGTCTATTTAGCACGTAGAGAGTATGGTGATGAGTATTCAGAAGAAGCAATGTTGCAAGAGCAAAGAAACAGGAGTGCCAATGAACAACGCCGTAGCCGTTAGACAACAATCAAACGAAATGAGTCTGACACGTTCCATTCCTTCAGAACATGAGATGATGGTTTACCATACAATGGCTGAGCAAGCCATCACCAGCAAAATGTATGGCAACAACTACAAAGACAAGTCTGCTGTAATGATGATCATGCTTTCTGCAAGAGAGCTCGGCATTCCACCCATGCAAGCGCTAAACGGTGGTATTAACATTGTCCAAGGTAAAGCCGAGATTTCTGCTCGAATGATGTCTGCCTTGATCCGCAAGTCAGGCCATAAGATAAAGGTAAAAGAGTGCACTGAAATGAGATGCATTTTAGTAGGCACTCGCGGAGACACGGGAGAAACCGAAGAGACTTCTTTCTCAGTAACTGAAGCCCAAACAGCTGGCCTTGTAAAGCCAGGTGGTGGATGGGTCAAATGGCCTAAAGATATGTGCTTTGCAAGAGCATTAAGCCGACTAGCCCGTCAACTCTTCAGTGATGTCATAGGCATAGGTTACGTTGAAGGAGAAATACACACTTCTGACGTAAAGCCAGAAGTTGAAAGTGTGTGTTATGAAGAAATTGTAGTTGAAGATGAGAATGAATTCCTTCAAAGCTTCTTATCAATCTTTGAGAAAGAAGAAAGATATTTGGCTTTAGAATACCTAAAAGTTGTACAACAGCATTTTCAATGTGATGTTATTCAGGCTGTTAAGAAGCTCACTCAAGACAAAAAAGTTTTGATCGATCAATTCCATAAGTGGGCAGAAAAGAACAAGAAAACAGAACCATAAGTAAAGCGGATTTACATCAAAAATGAAAGAAGGGATGAAAACATATGCCTTTAAAAACAGGAAAATCCAAGAAAATTATCTCAGAAAACATTGCGACCGAGGTAAAAGCAGGCAAGCCAGTGAAGCAAGCAGCGGCAATTGCTTACTCGAAAGCCGGGAAATCCAAGAAGAAGTAGGAGAAAAGGATGCTATTAGAAGAAGCCAGAAACGAATACAACAAGAATCTAGCTCAGAGCTCTTGGCTTTACAAGACATTCCAAGAAAACAATCTAAACGCAAAAGAAAAGAAGAAGATACTCCTCGAGACAATGAAGGAGTTTCGAAAACAAAAAGAAGAACTTTACCAAGTTAATGAATATTTCAAACACTTCAAGAGGTTACCAAGATGGCAAAAGCAAAACTAGGCTCTGGAGCAAGATTTAAAGCTGTAGAGAAGTCCGCTGCTAAATCAGGCGCAGCAAACCCAGCTGCTGTAGCAGCGGCTGCTGGCATGAAAAAATATGGCAAAGAGAAGATGGAAAAAATGTCCATGGCTGGTAGAAAGAAAGCTAAGTAGCAGTAATCTTTTTCCAAACAGAAGCATTATTCTGGATATAAGCCAGATACCACATATCACCCCACACTCCGGTAGTGGGGTTTTCCCCCACTAACCAAAACGTTCCAAAGGAGTAGTACTTCCCAGTTGATGGCTGCTTAATGTCTGCAGAAGTGGGTTCTCTTGGCACTGTTACAATTATTGGAATAGCCACATTAGGCCCAAGATAAGCTCTTGGATTATTAGGACTATACCCTGTTAGATTGCGGCTACTCATAATAAAACCTCTTGACCAGATGAAAGAGTTGTCGGAACGGTTGCTCCCCCTGACTGAGCTAAAACTACTCTTCTATACTTTCCTGCCGGAATGATCCCTTGAACTTGAAGTCTTCCTGTTAACACAAGGCTTAATAGACCTGAGCATCCCTGAACGTCTGTACTTGGACTTACAACATTCGTTGTAAAACCTGAGTCATCAGCGTATTGGAGAGTTGCGGTTAGAGCTTGAGAAGTCAAAAGAGAAGACATACTGGTTGGGTATGTATATAAAACAAATGCTGATCGTGTAGTTGAAAGCTGAGCAGAAGAAGTAGAAGAAGAGAAAGTAGGTGTTGCAAAAGATGGGCTAACTCCATTACTTGCAGTAGTTACTCTTCCTTTAGCATCAACAGTGATAGAAGCGTTTGTATAACTTCCAGCTGACACTCCGGATGTTCCCAAAGTTGGATTAGGATAACTTCCAGTCAAATCACCGCCCGCTGTTCCCGATGGAGGAAAAGAAGTTGGTTTATTGGAAAGATCGTTATAACTTCCGCTTGTTGCAACTGTGGCGAGGGTCGGCTTATTTAAAATCTGTGATAATCCAGAGACTGAGTTCCAGTCAGAATTAACCTGTGCTGGTGGAATTGTTGGCTTATTAGACAAATCTACATAGCTTCCGCTTGTCGCAACAGTAGCCAATGTCGGCTTATTAAGAATCTGTGAAATGCCAGAAACAGCAGTCCAATCAGAGTTCACTTGAGCTGATGGGATAGTAGGTTTGTTAGACAAATCATTGTAGCTACCAGAAGTTGCAACTGTAGCAAGCGTCGGCTTTCCTGTTAGGTCGGCATATGCGCCAGAGGTTGCAACCGTTGCAAGCGAGGGTCTACCTGACAAGTCAGAGTAAGCACCAGTAGTTGCAACAGTTGAAAGAGAAGGTTTGTTCTTAATGTAATCAACCAAAGCATTATTTGATTGTGTCCAGTCAGATTGTATTTGAGCAGAAGGAATTGTAGGTTTATTGCTTAAATCGTTGTAGCTGCCTGAGGTAGCAACCGTTGCTAGAGAAGGACGACCAGAAAGATCGCTATAAGCACCGCTTGTAGCAACAGTAGCAAGAGTTGGTTTATTCTTAATGTAGTCTTGAGAAGTATTACTGGATTGTGTCCAATCTGACTGTAAAACCGTAGCTAAGATTAACGAAACCACAGTGTCATAATTAGTAAAAGCTTCCCAAGCTTGATTGTTTGTTCCCTCTTGGATGCATAAAAATAGAGCGCCATTAGTAGTGTTCATGAAATAATCACCAATCCCCGCTGTTGCAGAAGATGCAGCGTAAACATTATTATCAGGATCTGTACTATAAGTCCAAATCCTGACGCTGAAACCAAAAAAGGTTGTCTCCATAGTTATCTCCTATGCAATTTTTACTGCCGTTAAGCGACCATATGCTGTCATGCTACCACCAGAAAAGTTTCCAGAGGCAACAAGATAGAACGTAGCAGCACCGGTTGTAACAATGTACATAGGAATCGTAACAGCACAGTTTCCTGCCGAGAAGTTAGATGTCTGCCATGTAGAAACAACACTGTTGTTTCCAACAGTACCATGAGTAGCACTTGTCGGGCTTATGGATGCTTGCTGGATTCCTGAAACGGTAGGTGCTCCACCAAATTGGACAAGAGCGCTTATTAACCAAGTGCCACTTGTTAAAGAAATGCTTGTGACGTTTGCAGGCGTAGCAGTAGTCAAACTAACCGCTGAACCTGAAGCAATTGTAGAATTCTGAGTGTTAGAAGTAACGGGGTTTTGAAAGGTTGGAGAAGTAGTTCCTGTGCTTGTAAGAACTTGTCCTGCTGTACCATTAGCAATAGTACTCATCTGCTCTGTTGAACTCATCGCCATTAAGGAAGAGCTTGCAACAGTTAGACCGTAAGTTCCACCCATGAATGCTCGGTTGATCTGCCTATTTCCAGAGCCTGTTTGGCCGATTCTTAAGGTGTTGTTTTCGCTCATTACGCCATCATTTGCGATGCAAATGTTGCTGGATTCTGTTGAAGTGTAGGCAATCCCGGCGTTATATCCAAAAGCAGAATTGTAATTCCCGTCACCCTCCCCAAGAGATGAATCTCCAAATCCTGAGTTAAATGTTCCATTTAGATAGTTAGTCCCACTAGTATTGCCAAAGAATGAGTTGTTAGAAGCTGCGCCTCCTCCAACTGAGTTGTTGAAACAGTCATAACCAGCACAAGTGTTGGCACTGCCAGTGTCAATGTTAAAACCAACTAAACTTCCAAGATAAACGTTTTGAGATCCAGTTGTTACACCTGAAGCCGCCTGGAACCCAATGATTACGTTATCATTCCCTGTGCTTAAATTTGGACAGCAGAACGCTCCAATACCTACGTTTTGTTGACCTGCGACAGTTCCCCCACCCATTGAGCTATGACCTAATGCCGTGTTGAAGAAACCAGTTGTGCCAAGCAAACTATGCCAACCCACTCCCGTGTTTCCCTCAATGTTTCCGCCAGAGCTAAACATTGACCCTTGGCCAATAGCTGTATTAGAACTTCCGGTAGTAAGAGAATTAAGAGATAGCTGGCCAACGGCTACGTTGGAAGAACCAGAAGTTAGTGCAGACAAAGACTGAACGCCAACGCCAGTGTTTCCGTCTGCACCAACCATTCCCGATGCGGTTGACCCAAGAACAATGTTAGTATCAAGAGCAAAGTCAAGAGTAAGGGTACTGCCAAGTCCTGCAAAAACAATGTTAGTATTGGCTGTAACAATATTCCAGTTAAAGCCATCGGGAGAAATTGGCCCTCCTGTGTTACCGGTTATCGTTAGACTTGTTGCTCCGCCACCACTATTACCAATTACTCCTGCCTGACTCATAGTCCCCCAAAGGTTTTAATTAAAGAAATAATTACCCATAAATATATTCAAGATAAACTCCGCCCATAGTAGGAGCGCTTGACTGCTTTACATAGAGGACTTCACCCTTTGCGATTACAAAGTTGTCATCCTTTCCTTGTACTTCGTTTGTAGTTAAGTCAAACAGCTTAAACGATCCGGCCGGCAAATAAAGTTGACCATCATCGTTCGTGTTATCAAAACTAAAGATCATCCCGGCATCTGAATCATTGGTTATGCAAATGATTCTAGGATTCACTGTTGTTGCAGATCCCACTGCAGTATAAGTTCCTGAAATACTTCCAAACGCTAAAGTCCTTAGCGTGTCAAAATAAACTCTTTTAGAAGACATTATTTACCTCCTTAACTAATGATCATGTAGTTCCAAGTAGATGTGTCTGTTGCGTCTGCTGATGTGATTGTAAAACTTGTTCCTGCAACAATTGCTGAAATTCTATAGGCTTGTGGAGCAGTAACAGTGCCAAGAACTGCTGGGTAGCAGAAGATCTTTGACGCAGCAGTCACTGATGTGTTTGCAACCGTTACAGCTCCTGCTGTCATTGCAGCTGAAGTTCCAAGAGAAGCATTAGCACCTGTAGGAATGGTAATCTTTGTTGTTGCAACTGGCCGTGGAGTTGTACTACCAAAACCAAGAACAGGAGGAGATGCAAAATCTGCCGCTCCTGAGGCCTGAAGTTGAGCTGGAGTAACAGCAACGTTTGTTGTTGTTCCTGCTGCGGCTTCTACATCTGTTGCCAAACGGACAATACCTTGTTTATACTGAGTGGCTGGAGATCCATCGTATCCATTAGGATTTCTAAGGTTTAAAGCTGCCATATACCCTCCGAATTTTAAAATTATTTATTTATATTTAACCCGAAAAACATTTCCTAGTCTTCAATAATTTTATATATATTTACACAAACAAACATTTACTGTAAGATAGATAAAAAGGAGAAACAAAATGCTTATCTACATGATTTGTGTCGCCCTATATGTAATTGGCTCTTTAGGCGATTAATCTTTATTTATTTCAGACACAAGTCGTGGAATTTGTTTTGCTAATTCTTCTTTAGTTGTTGATCGGCTAACTCTTTCTAACAAATTTACTGCCTTAGAATTGGAAAGTAATTTTTTTTGTATCGAAGAATAAGCAGAAGAACCAATCTTTGCAGACACCTTTCCAAGTCCCATCGCAACAATAGCTGGCCAAGGAACGTGTAATGCATGCATTAACCCTCCAAGAATTCCGATATCTTTTACGTTTTTTAACGAAGATTTTATAAAAGATTGAGTGGTTGGATTAGAGTATAGGTTTGAATTTCTTTCAAAATTAGAAGCAGCAACCTCTAATTGGTCAAATCTTCTTACTGTGCTTGGACCTGCAATTGATTCCGTTACGCTTCGGATATCTCGGTTTTTGAATATGTTATTAGCTTTCTTGAAATTAATTGTTCCGGAAGGGTCAGTGGTGGAATTTAATAAGTCTTCAATGAAGAGTCTTTCAAAGCTTTGAAAGATCCTTCTTCCAGAAGGACTTTGATTAAGAGTTTCTCTTACGACTCCGTATCCTTTGGGAGTAGACATAAGATCAAGTATTTTTTCTGGTCGCTTTCCAGTATTAATTGCTTGAGTTGCATCTTTTAACACTTCATTTCTAACAACTTCACGGCCACCGGAAGAAGTCAAAGGATCTTTAACATCAATTATCTGACTAGCAGCAGCTCTGGCATTTGGTGAAAGCTCAGGAGATATTTGGGAAATGGCCCTTGCATTAGAAGAAGAGCTTCCAGATTTTGTAATATTATCAACAATCATTCTTTCAGCTATATTTTGTATTGATGCGTCTGGAATAGCAGTTTTAAGATTTCGCAGGTTACTTGCTTTGGAAGAAGAAGTGGTAATGCTTTCAGGGTTTTCAGTAAACCTAACCTTTCTCATATAGTTAGTTCCCCAAGTCTCTGCATTTCTTGCATGCAACTGGTTAGCATCTTGATAAAGGGATAAGGCTTCTGGTCTTTTTGACAAAACATCCCTTGTTTCTTCTCTCAAAGTGTTAAGAATAGGCTTTAGTCTATGAGATTGTTCTCTTAGCTCACTTCCATAATTAACTTCATTATTGCCGTTTTGAACTAGATCAATCATCTGATTAGCGGTCTTTCTTGTAGGAGCAGACGATTCTTCTATTAATTGAGAAGGAATTAAAGGTTTTCCTTCAGCATTGAGAATCCTAGACTCAGACTGAACAGAAGAAGGTGTTACTGTTTCCAGCTGGGCAATCAGCTTATTTAAATAATCTACTACAGCATTTTGATCTCTTGACGGGCTGGTAGAAAGAATAGAATTCCTTAATTCTTTTGCCTGTTCTAGAGTTTTAGGAGCTGGACCAGATAGGCCATTAGCGGCCTCTCTAGCTTGTGAATATGCAGACTGTTCTGCTGCTAAAACATTCTGTCTAAACGTGGCATTAGCTGCTTCTTGAATCGCAGCCCCACCCTGATCATTAGTCACCTGAAGAGGACTTATTAGATTAAGAGCTCCCTGCCTATGCATGTTGTCGGCATTTCTCTGAAGAGAAGACAGGTTGGCGTTAGTAAGTTCTGTGTATCTATCCGGGGAAATTCTAGATGCTGATGATTCAAATTCACGAATTGTATCATCTGAAAATTTGTTAATTATATCTTGCAACTTTACTTTTTCAGACTTAAAAGCATTACTTGCTACAGCTCGATCTAATCCAGTCTCACCAGATTTAAAAACAGGATGAAGAGAGGAAGCTTGACGAGCTCCTTGTTTAGCGACATTAGACGCAACACCTGTGCCAAATCCTGCCGCAAGATCAACTCCAATGGCTGCTAGTTCACCTGGTCCGAAATTATCAAACTTACCGTTTTTACCATAAACTTCCCTAACAGTTTGTCCAGCTTGACTACCCACGAGTCCAGCTAGAATTCCCGGAATACCACCTAATGCTCCCAATGCTGCTCCGCTAGATCCAACCCGTAAACGACGAGAAGTTTCATCTTCAGACTCAGGAAATTTAGAGATAACGTTTAACAGAGGATTTTCTTTTTCAAAGTCTGTAGGATTCGCTTCTTCACCATAAGCTAAATCTTCTAAAGGCCTTGACCATTCATTAACTCCATATTGAATTAACGCAGGAATTCCTAAGGCTGCTTCAGCGAACCCCAATAGAATAGACTTTGCAGCTCCCGCTTTTTCTTTTTGATCTTCTACAGACTTCTCAGGCTCAAATCCAAATTGGGAGTATTGAGGGCCTTCTTCTTCCTCTTCTTCTGGAGTAAACCCAAACTTAGAGTAGTTATTTTGTTGGGGTGAATATGACATTTTCCTCCCTAGCTTTATCTATTTGAGATTGAGTCATGTAACCGATTTTTCCATCAGGAGATTTAACCTTTACTCTCTCAGACCCTTTGATCTCGTTTTGAGCTTTTACAGCTTTTTCTAACTCTTCCCTGAATTCTTGAACGATAGGTTTCATTCTATGATTTACTTGGCTCTCTATATCGGGAACATATCCCTGTTTGGCAATGTCATCAACGATATCCCCATGCATTATCTTCAACTTATTAAGCTTATCAATGAAGTAAATCGATGCCATATTAGCTTCTTTAGACTTGCCTATAGAAGGCAACATAGAATTAAGAAGAAGGAAAATCTCTCTTTCTGTTGGTCTTGATCCAAATATACCTTTTGAACCTTCAAGAAGCTTTTTATTAGATGCTTGTAAAGTAGCTTCATCTGGAGTTAATCCGGTTATAAGCTGTCCATAAGGGTTTGATTTTACTAATGCTTCCCATCCTTCTCCTGTTACATCTCCTTGGATTGCCTTTTTAGCAGTATCTAATGTGTACTCGAGCTCTTCAGCAGCTTCTCTCTCAGAAAGAGCGTTGGTAACATAAGAGGCAATTGACTTTTCTCTTTCTTCTTCATATTTACCGCCTGGCTTAGCCTTTAACTCTTCAGAAAGAGGGTCGATAATAGACTTCTGATTAGAAGTAGAAACCCCAGCACGAGAAAGTAACTGTTGTTTCTGAGAAAGGGATGCCTTTTCCCATCGAGGATCATCAACAACTTGATTTATTCGTGTCTGCTGATCTTCATCAATAGGCCTATCAGCTTGATTGACTCTTCTGTCTAGAGAAGGTCTAGTAATCTGTGCAGCCATAGCGGGATTATCTTCATACGCAGCTAAAGATCCAGGC